GTTCAGACTTCGCATGTTATTTCTCATGTGCTTTTCCCTGAAACATGACTCAATGCTGAAAGAATTGAGCCTAAATTTGGGCTGACGATGATGACCAGTCATCGCCCCTCTAGTTTTATGACGTCCCGAAGAAGCTGAGAGACGGTGTTCCTTTTATAGTTAGGAGACTGGAAACTGGCAAAGATATGGAAAACACTTGTGCAATGTAGACCGCCCACTAGATTTTCACGAGACACCACTCTCGCTTCACCCCATGGTCGACATCAGCATGGCAATCCGATACATCTTCCCCGCGCTTTTTTATGAGTGGTTTTCCGTTCCACTAAAGAAAGTTTCCTATTTAGAGCCAATACTCCAAATGCTTACGTTATTCATTCACAAAACGTCTCTAAACTATATTTACAACCTATACAGAGATTTATCTTTATGAATTCACGCAACACTCACACTTATTTCTTAGTAAAATTTGCGTCTAGGAAACCGTCATCTACCACGAATGGATACACATGCCCGGTAGCGTTTTGAACCGCGCCATACGATTCAGAAACATATGTGTTCCAGTAATGATTCCAACTTTTGGGTAGCTTCTGATCAAGGTATATCTCACTTAGATCAGGATTGGACAATCTGTCCTCGAAAGCCTTCTGCATTTCGACTGAGATCCCGTACTTCCTTTCGAACAACAACCTCGTCCGGATAGGGGGATCACCAAATATGTCAGGATGTTCCTTCAGATATTGATCTGCTTTAAGAATTAATTCAACCTGATATTGGTCATAGGAATGCTTGCCGCTACTGATTAAACTTTTCACATCACAACCCTGAGTATCACGAAGAACCCTTCTTGCGAAGGGGCCCAACATTGGGCACCTGGGGTAGGAGTAAGCCATCGACAGTGCTTTGCATCGGTAAAATGTATTAATTTTGCCATTCTTGCATCCTGAATATTTGTTATCAAGCCAACCTAACTTGACTATTTTTGATAACGGTTCGGTGACATTTAACTTGTCTTCTTTATCAAATATTAATCCACAAAAACTCGCTTCACAATAATTGGAATGTCTCTCTAATTTAACATCTAATCCCAATTTGGCGAATTTACTCGGATCTGGTTTTTTGCCTGAACAGTGTATCAGCCCATCGTCACCCTCAATGACCGGGATGACGGTTCCTGATTTCCTAAAAACGTATAATATGAACATGAGATTAGAAAACACGTTGCCAGAAGAGGTACACATTTCTCCCGACATCCGTTTTGATTCGATCTCCATTATAAAGTCCTTGAAGTACATCTGGTTCTTACCCATAAGTGCTGACCTTATTACGTTTAGAAACCTGTTTCGGTTTGGTAACTGCGAGACCATATACTCATAAAATTGCATCTCACAATCATCCATTCTTTGCTTAGTAAAGTGCGCTTCGAACGACGTAAAATCTGTGGCATCAGCTGATTCTTGATGTCCCCTGAACAGATTAACTATATATTCCGGCCGTTCGCATACTGGCACTTTTTTGATAAAGTAAGGTAACTTGAACAATTCGTCACCTATTAGTGAAAAGATTGGGCCCACTTCACATTTAAACATATCTGATCTCGAGTATATCCCCCGAGCGTGCTTGTAGGTATCGTATGTCTCCCTTTTTACGAAACATTTCAATCTGTAATCACGTCTGCTGACCATACCGCGTTTATCCTGCCAGAGTTGCGTCAGTTCAGCCTTCCTACGCTGTGTGTAGGGTGTTTTTTCAATCCACGTCTCAAAACTGGTATCAGTTTGTGGATGAAGCGGTTTTAAATTTTTTTCAAGAAATTCCTGGACGAATTTCCTGAATTTTGGGCGTGAGACATTCGAACCCGGGATGTCTCTGCCAAGCCGGTAGGCGGCCCCCTCAACGGCTGTTGGGCTATGTGAGTGATCTGGTTGTGGACATGCGCCCCCTTTAACTGTGTATCTCTTCGAAAAAGACACAACTGGGCGCTTGACTTCCGTATTGAAATTTTTCCTGAATTTACGAATTTCAAAACTCGGGTCAAGCTTAATCATTTTCCCCTTAACTAAAAAATGATCTGCATTCCACCTCGGAATATCTACCTCACAGCCCCTGTAGCCTACCGCATTAAAGCGGTCGGGTCGAGAGGCCTTCTTCGAAAAACCGGCTGGTGTTCAAGACGTTTTGCACTCAGCCAGGCCATCAAATATTCCCTGGTACCTCCTAAAACATCTAATGTTGTTAGGGCATTGCTGTCGAAATTGATGTAACCAATATTCCTAATATTTTGGGCTACACGTTTCTCAATATCTTCCAATGAATCTGAAGAATTGACAATGGCGTAATTTGCCATCAGTTCAACAAGCAGCACGTAAGACACATAAACGTAACTTCGCCTTACGTGGGGTCCGATTCTGTCGGTCCTGAGAACACACAAGATTCGCGGGTCCTGCTTCTTCAAGTCAGTGAACCTAAGTGATTCTGGGCGGTGGTCCTGATCATCTGTTCCCCCAAGCCACTCAACAACCTTATATGCTGTCATACAGTCATATTCAGCGTTGACGACGGGTACATTGAAATTGAAGGCCTGCTTTGAAGCCCGAACCTTCGGATGATGATCTGGTAATTTGGGCAACCCGAAGAACTCCGTTAGCCAGTTCCCCGAATCATTATACTGCCAATACCCGCGAATGATATCTCCTCTGAGAACCTCAGCTCGAAGATAATCTGTGTCTGGTCTACCATCCTCATATTTCCCGTCATCCTCTGACACAGGAACATAACTCACCTGGGACGCCTCAACTCGGTAATCGAGCCCGCTCAGATACGTGTTGAAACCCGCGGTCCTTATAGATGTGTGCCACGCCTCCCACATGCTCTGAAACATGTAGGCGCATTGAAACAAATACAAGGTGAACCCAACAGGATCACTATAAACACCTGAACGAAGCCTCGAATACAAAATTTCCAGCCTCAGGATGGTACCGACGGAGTATATAACGTACTTATATCTCCAATCACGAATAAATAGGAGAATTAACCCCTTCAAATTACACACACGCTTCAAAAAACGTGTTTTCTCAAGATCAATGCTCTGTGGGTCCGCAGCCGACAGGAGCATTGTGATGTACTCAACAAGAGCGAAAATCAGGTAACCATACACTGACCAACTCACCCTTGAGGTATCCTTCAACCACACGGTGTTGAGAATTGAACAAATCATCAATAAGATGATTGTGATAGCGGAGTGTGGGTACACTGCCCGAACATATCTCGTGTAGTCGGAAATGGTCATTTCAGGCATAATGACCTTACCTGTATTAAGACTGAAGTCCTTGACATAATCAGTCGTCTCATGCGCTGTGATCGCAGGACACTCTCCAGCAATGTGTCCTCGTCCTTTGCATCTATAGCAGTAGCGCCTTTTCCCTGGATCCTTGGTCCTCCGTTCTTCGGTTTTACGATGAATCTCATCAGCTTCCCTCTGATTAAATTCATCTTCAGTTTCCAAACGAACTTTAGACTTCTTCTCTGGGTCTATTGTTTCACTATAGACGCGCGCGGATGCCTCACTAAATGTCTCTGTTGTCACATCCGCGTCTTTCAATTGCATCGGGGTTGGCTCCCTGATCTTCCACACATATGATTCGGTCGCACTGACTCCTCGGGTGGGTATTAAATCTATTTCAACATACTCGTCCTTTCCTTTCGGTACTTTCGCTGTGGCTAGAATATTTTCGGCCATGGCTGATCCTTGATTTGCAATTGTCTTGTGGTTCTTTTTGTTTGGATCTTCAACCAACCTAGTTTTGTCATCAACTGGGATTTTTTCTGGGGGAATTGTTCCTACACCAGAAACTACTGCAGCGTCGATTGTGCTAGTTTCAATAATGCGTACTTGTTCCGCCATTTTCTCAACCGACTTAACGGGAGATTCACCTTGGGCACTCGCCCCTTCTGTTACCGTGGTCACGGCAACTTGCTTTGGACGCCAGGTATTAACCCGACG